TTTATTTAATTGGTATGCAGTTAGGTACTAATCTTCCATTCTTTCTTTTCATTCCATATTGCTCATATCCTGCTTGACAAGGAGCTTTAAGTTCGTGTTGTTCACAAGGCATAAACCATATCTTACCTTCATATTCGTGTTCGTGGTAAGAGTTACACCCCATATCTTCAGCCATCTCTATAGCTTTCTCTTTTGTGGAGTATGCTAATCTATCATCTATTATAGCATAATCATCATTTATCTTCATAGAAGCTAACTCTAATTCTTTAAGTTTAGATTCACTCCATCTCTTTGCTGCTAATCCTCCCCATAAGTAGAAACTTATAGTTCCACATTTAGAATTATCACTTGGGTCAAAGTATTCTTCTGCTCTTGACAAATAAGAATACATACGCTTTATAGTTTCTTTACTTATTGGTTTTCCTTGTGCAAGTTGAGTAGCTCTAATCTTACCAACTTGTGTAGCACATTTATTGTTTACTTTCTCGTTAAGTTCTAAACCTTTTTTGGCATTGTTTTTGACTGCAGACGGATAATCTGTATAAGATTCCATTATCGTCTTCTTTCCACTCTTAGTTCTTTTGTCTCCTTTTATAATTCCTCTTATAGTAGATAATAACTCTTTAGCTTCTTCTTCCTCAATCTGAGCTAAGTCGTTTATAGTAGCATCTTTAGGTCTTTCCATTTTATCTACAAAGTAGCCTTCTATAGAAAATCCTTTAACCTTACCTGTCTTTACATAATCATTCCATACATCTTCATTGTTTACTTTTACAGTACCCATCCAAGTACCTACAGGAACTTCCATATCGTACTTTCTTGATTTATCGTGAACAGTATCTTCTACTATCCAGGACTCTACTAAAGACAAACCATTTAGAGAATATTGATGCTCTAATGTTGAATTGTTTTGGTTGCCTTTCATTAAATACATTTGGGATGCTTTTAAAACCGTATCTTTGGAGAAGTATATATAATATTCATCCTCTCCACTCCTTCTATATATAGGTTTGTTAGGGATTAATAAAGCTCCCATTAAGATTCTTTTTTCTTCGCTAACTTCTGCTAATTTTATTTCATCACTTTTTAAAGCAACAAAATCTTCTTCTATTGCAGGATTCTCTACAATGCTTATTGCTTCAATCCCATTTAGCTCCTCATTTTCATCTAAAATAAGTTCTACTATTTTCATATTTATATATCGTTTAAAAATTAATATTTTGTATTTTATCCTATAGTTGCTCCACTTACAATATTTCTATCTAACTCTTGAGCAGTTGTTACATCATTACTAACTACAAATGCTTTTACTGGTTGTTGTTGTTGACCTGCTATTGCACCTGCTAATTGATTAGCTCCTGATGTTCCTACTACATTAAATGCAGGTGGAGCTGAACCTGTTGGAACTTGTGGAGTTTGTATTGAACCTCCTCCACCACCACCTCCTATAGATGATGCTACTGATTTACTTTTTCCTACTGCTTGACTAATAGATTGTACTATTCCAACTGCTTGTAAAGCATAAGCAATTAACATTGGTATGTTTTGTGGAAAACCTATCTTAGCAGTTTGTGCAGTACCTTCTGCAACTGCAGCACTTGAACGAGCAGCAACTAAACTTGAAAATGTCAAAGTCTTTCTTGCTTCTTGTATCATTTCTTGTGCAGCCATAACTTGTTTAGCTATAAGAGCAGCTTTACCTGCTGCAGTTTCTGCTCCAAATAATGAGATAGCAGCATCTACTGAAGCTTTCTTAGCAGCAGTTCTTCTATTCTCAATATCAATATCCATAGCTAATACTCTTGCATCTCTTTCCTCTTTTAACTTAGCTGCTTGTGCATCTTCTTCTTCTTTTTTCTTTTTAGCTTCAGCATCTTTCTTATCTTTTGCTATTTTCTTTTCTTCATCTATTTTATCTTGTTCTTCTTTTACTCGTCTTTGTTCATCCTCTATAGCTTTTAATGCTGCAGCTTCTTCTGCTTTCAATGCTATAGTTTGTGAAGTAACTTCTTTTTGTTTTGTAAGTTTAGCAGTCTCTAATTGTATAAGTTCTGCTTTTAATCTTGCTTCTTCATCTAAATCTTCTTTAGTAGATTCTGATAATGAGTTTTCTAATTGTCTCGCTTCTAATCTAAGTTGAGCTGCTGCTATTTCTTTGTTTGTTATTTCTTCTTCTAATCTACCTGCTTCTTCTAAGAAACCTATTCTTTCTTCTACAGTAAACTTCTCTTTATTTACTGCTTTCTCTAATAAGTCAGCTCTTGTTCTATCTGCTTTAGCTCTTTGTACTTGTAAGTCTCTTTCTGCTTTATCAGCTTTAGCTCTCATATCTGACAACTCTCCTGCTATAGCTATTTCTTTACGAGTTTCTTCTCCAAAGTTCTTAATACCTTCAGTTACTTTAGCTATAGATTCTGCTGCTTCGTCGAAATTTAAAGTAAGAGCAGATAATATAGCATTACCAAAGTCTCCAAGAATATCTGTTACATTTCCAATAACTACTGTAATTTGATTTAGCCATTTAGCAAATCTATTTTGACCTGCTTCTGAATTAGTTAATGCAGTAGCGACAGAAGTAATAGCTAAAGCAATAACTCCAAACAAACTAGCTTTTGCTAAACCATTTACAGTTTTTAATCCTTTTGCAAAACTTTTAACAGATTTTACAGCACTATTGAAACCTGATACAAGTCCACCAGTCATTTTATCACCAGCTTCATTTATGCCACTTAAGTCTTGTTTTGTTTCCTTTAAGTCTTTATTAAGATTCTCTACTTGCTTCTCAGCTTCTGCACTTTTAACTTCAATATCTACTGTATATTTTTGCCCCATCTTATTTCTGTTTTTATTTGTTTAAATGTTTCACTAAATGTTTCAGGAAGTTTATACTTACCCTGAGCTATTCTTATATTTTCTGTATCTCCTTTTACTAATTGGAGTAATTCTAGAATGTTTTGTATCATACCTCGTTTAATAATTCAACTTCGCTTTCTCCTGTTCCTAAATTAGTTGTTATACTATTTATCTTATAGCTTCTGTTGTTTACTACAAACCTATCTGCTAATGTGTAATTCCTTAATATCTTTAATGGAAGAAATGCTTTATACTTTGACAATCTTCTTTTTATATCAAATACATCTGTTATATAAATAGTATAATAATCATCAAATAAAGTATCAGTAAATGTATTGTCACTTGTCCATTCGTTAAATTCTGCATTAAAGTTTATATTGATTCCACTTGTAGCAGAAGATAAAGCATAACTATTACTTGGAATATAATAATCATTAATAGTTTGTTGACCTGTATCTTGACCTGTTAAAAATCTTATGTCATCTTGATTTGATTGATAGATAGGATAAAACAATATTGGTTCTCCTATGTAAGGATCATCATTATCATCTACACACCATCCTACTTGTATTGTAGTCGTTGTAGTTGAATTACCATCTCTAAGTCTTTCAAACTTCATATGTTCAAATGGAGCTTCTACTGTATATATACCTCCGTCTAAGTTTACTCCACTTTCTGCATTGTATTCTAATGTTCCCCATCCTATCCCAGAATTACTTAGTTGTTCGTGTTGTAATGCTAACTTAGTTCCAAGTCCTTTATATTCAAATTGTATTTCTCTGTAAGGTAAAGCTATGTTTACTTGACTTGAATCTATATCAACAAATTCACTTATATCGAAACTCGTACCTGCACTATAGAAACTGTCTAATGTTTGTACCTTAATCTTACCATCGTCTTGTACATAAGCAGTTAAGTTAAACATCTTAAATATACCTGTAAGAAAGTCTATTACTTTCATTGTAGGTATTTGCTTAGTAGGTAGAAATTCAAACTCTGCAGGAACTGTGAATTGTGTAACATCAAATGTATGTGATTCAGGAACTAATAAATCAGAAAACTCCCAATCAACTGCATTCTCTACACCTGTTTCTCCAAATACAAATTCTTCAGTTACCTTTAATAGAACTTTATATGTTCCATTTGGTAAATTCATATTTAATTGTAAATCACTATTTTCAGCACTTCCTGTAGCAAATGTTGCTCCATCTCTAGTCACCTCTACTTCATATCTGCTTGTCTCTGCAGAATTAGGTCTTATAGTTAATGTAGTAGGTAGTTTATTTCCAACAGTATGTCCTGTTACTGTTATTTCTTCTCCAACTGCTATTACATTTGTCATAGTCGAATCTAAGCCAAAGTCTACATATTCTTCAAATTGTAAAACTTGATTAGGGTCATTAACATCTCCTTTCTTTCTGTGTAGCCACATATACAAACCATAATAAGCATCATTACTTGTATTAAAGAAATCTGTTGTAAATTCTAATTCAGGATATTGTTCCTCTATTGCTTTTATGATTAAGTGTAATCTTATAGCATATTTAAGTTCTCCATAATATACTCCGTGATGATGTGAACCACCACCAGAACTATGTGGATATAAATTACCTCCATCAGGGTCAGGATATTCAGCAGTATGATTTACACTATCATAAAACAATCTAGTAGTATGTGTAATTAGAGGAGCTATTAATGCTTTAGTATAAGAAACAGAATCTACTGTAATGTCATAACCACTTACTAGACCTGTGTATATACCTGCAGAGCTATAAGGTTTTTTAAAATTATCTAACCATCCTAATGCTTGTAGTGTATCGTCTCCTAGTACATCTTTTAAGTCTACAGTATTTCCAAAGAATGTTACTCTATAAGCATAAGGCTTATTATTCTTCATATCTACTCCCTCTAACTTAATCTTACCTTTTTCAAAAGGGAGATAGTTAAGCTCTATAGTAGAGTTCTTTTTTACCCTTGCATCAAATCCATCTACTATATCATAATTGTAGTAATGTTCAAATACTTTGTTGTTTCCTTTAGATGCAGGTAATGAGAAGGTCTTAGTAAAGTTTGTAAATACTTTAGCTATGTCTTTTACATTTTGAATAGTTTGAGTTAGAGATACTGACTCATCCTTGAACATATCCATTCTATTTCCTTCAATATATAACTGTATATTCTGCATTATCTAATGTCATTTATTTTATTAAACGCATACTCAAAGTCTACTGTGTAATTTATGAGCTTGTCATTTACTGATTTCTTAAATTGTAAACTCTTAGTGTTTAAGGTGATTGGGAGTACCTCTGTTCCATTATCTACCCATACTTGTTCACTTAGCATCATTTGTTTTATAACCTCGTTAAAACTCTCTTGTATGAAACCTGTGTTCATTGTTATAGATTCCTTACCTGTAACGTGAAACTGTCTTATTTGATGTTTCTCTGTGTTGTATGTAGGGTCAGTAGCAAACTCCATTAAGTTTCTTTTATAACTATCTGAATTAGTGTTTATACTATCTATTGACTTTTTATAAAATGGCATTATCTGTAATGCTCCAAACTTATTATAGAATATAACTTGAAGTTCCTGATACTTAGGTTCACATACTGCTTCAAGTGTAAGTGTTGTTACTTGTGAAGTACCTACTGAGCTTGTTATAGTAATTGTATCTCCTGTTATTAAAGTATCTGTAGGAGTTACTCTAATATAAACTATCTTTTGTGTAGAGTCTGTAGAGTCACTAACTTGAATGTCATTTAATATATTACCCCAACTTACGTCATATAAATTCCAAAAATCTTCTACTTGTTCCCAAAACACATCAGCTCCTCCTCCACTTGTAAATTCTATCAATGGTTCTGGTTCTGAAAATACAGGAAATACTATATCAGTTCCTGGTTTAAAATATATCTTAGTATTTGATTGTAGATATTGAGGAGTATAGTTTGGAGTTCCTACTATTCTGTAGTCCTCTCCTGTTGTCATTATATCATTCTTTAATGTAAGTTGAGTATCACTATCTATAGCTGTTATTGTAGTTTCTGTTGTATCTGTATCGTTGTATACTGTATCTCCTATTGCTACACTTGTTAAGAATGTTTGTGTACTATCTATTAGTTTATAAGCTGTAGTCGTACCTGTAGTTGTTGAATCTACTAAAGTGTTTACTGGGTCTATTAAAGTTCTTGGATTTACTCCATCCTCAAAATAGCCATAACCATCAAAAGAAAGGTAATCTAAGTTCTGTGTTTCACTTCCTGATGTTTTAGTTAATGTGATGTCTGCTTCTACCCATACTCCATCTGTAGCAAAACTAGCATACTCTGTATTTAGATAATCTCTAATTAATTCTGTGATCTCATATATCACATAGTTGTTACTTCCTATAATATCTTTGCTTATAGTGTATTGTGGACTTGCAGGTTTGTCTGTTGTAAAAGTTCCTGAATATATAAATAGTTGCATTGATGCAGAACTAAGAGTTCCTGAAGCAGGTTCTACTTTTATATAATATGGACTTCTTGCATTTATTATTGTACTCATTCTATTGTTATTTCTATATCGTTTATAAATCCTTTAACTAAATCTTTTGGCAAATCTTTGTAAGCCTTTTCAAATGGCTTTGTAAAAAATAGACTTGGTTTAATACCTTTGTTATATATGCTTCTTGCTATTAAGAAGTTTATAGATTTTCTTGGTATGAACTTTCCACTTTTGTCTCTTGGAGCTATACCTTTTCTAACACTCCATTTATCTAAAGCTGAACTAGGAGGCATCTTGTCTTTATAACTAAAAGGAGTATTGTATTTCTTTTTCTTTCCACTTACCCCTTTGTCTTGATACAATCCATATTCATCCATAAGAAACTGAATACCTATTCCTCCACTTACTGCCTTATACTTAAAGTCTAAACTATTGTAAAGAGATTTAGAACTATTCTTTTTATTCTTAGTAAGATTAGTACGAGATTGTTGTATCACATACTTTGCAAACTTGTTTAATATGTCCTTAGTTTCTTTTAGTTGCATATGGTTATATCATTTTCAATAAGTATGTCCATAGTACAAGCCCATCCTGCTAACTGATTCTCAAATCTATCAAAGAAAGGTTCACAAGAAGGGTCACCTTCTAATTGGTATTTAGTTGTATATAAGTCACCTTTTCTAAGAACCATTACAAGTTTATTTAAAACTGCTAATTGAGTATTTAGTACATCGTGTTGATTATCATTACCTCTAAATAAATCAGTAGTAGCCTCTTTATCTACATCTACTATATCCATAGCCATAACAGTTATGTTGAATGCTAGTACCTGTTCTTGTGTACTCACACTATTAACCATTATATGACAAAGAGGAAATATAGTTTGCTTAGATAAATCTATTTCTGTTATATCTCCTGTAGTTACAGTATTTACATTCTCATCAGATAATAACTGTGTTTTAATTGTTTCAGTTAATTGATAAAAACCTCTTATTCCTTGTTGACTCATTTTATTTTACTTTTAAATTGTTTAGCTTCTGCTTCAGCTTTATCTTTCATAAATGATAGCATCATAAAACACTCGTGCATCTTTAACTTAGTGATATCTTCAAATCGTCTAATATCTCCTTGAGAGAGTCCGTAAATTGATTGATACCATCCCCATTTTGCACCGAATTGAGATATTGCACTAAATTCGTTTCCTGTTTGTCCTCCAAATAATTCATCATAGCTTTCGACAAGTCGATTCCTAAATGATAAAAAAAAAGCACAGAACTTAATACTGCATCCATTGGCATATTTTGCATCTTCTCAGGATGATCTATATTATACTCCTCTATATTATATTTTTCTGAATACTTATGTTTGATAGGTCTATACAGAACATTCATTGCTCTATGTATATTTTCCCAATCTCCTAAGTAAGTGTCCAGGTCAATGTATTCTCCTAAACTCATTTGGTCTAAGTCAGGTATGAATCCATATTCTACACCATTCATTTTAAACTTCTTTACTAGCTTAGGCTTCTGATTAAACATATCTCCAAGTATTCCTGTAATAGCATAGACATCTGATACTTTCATTTTAAGTGCGTCTGTGAGCTTTAAACCACAGAATATCTCTATCATCTTAGAAGCTAAGAACTTTTCATCTACGCTCTTTTCTTGGAGTTTTAGGAACTTCTGGTATTGGTGCAGTTGGATTTCTTTTAAATCATTAGGCACGTTTATTTCTACTTTCATATATATATATCGAAATTTCTAAAGCATTTTTGACATATACACAAAAAAAAAGGGTAACATTTCTGCTACCCCCTTTCCAAACAAAACAAACTTTACTATATCTGTACTGTCAACAGTATTGTTATTAGTAATGCTACTGCATAAAAGCTAAGTAGCCACCATATATTATTTTTATCTTCCTTGATGAATCTTATTATTGGTTTAAACATAATTATTTTTTTAGTAATGATTTAGTTAATTCTATTATTAATTCTTTTCTTTTTTCTACAGGCATTTCTAAAGCACTTGCAGTTATTCTTTTAACATATATCTCTTTCATTGATTCTTTATTATTCTAAAGATTGTATCAGCACAAGTCTTAGCAGATATCTCCTTTTTGTTGTGGAGCTTTAGTAATGTCTTTATTAGTTTTTTATCAGCTTGTTTCATATTGCTAATATACAATTCTTTTTAATATAATTAACAAATTCTAATAAATATTTTTTATATCCCACAATATCCTGAATCACAATCACTAAAATCAGTTTCAAATAATTCAGTTTGTGTATCCCATTTTATTATATCATTAAAGGAAAGGTTCTTCTCTTTATACCAAACATCTTTGTTATGTTTAATTCTTTCTTTTGATGCGAACCATTCTATTTTATTAGGATGTTTAGATTGCATCTTTTTAATTAGTAGAGGATTTTTATGAAAGCATCCTACACAATTATTCATCCAAGCAAATCTAACAGGTTTATCTTTCCAATACTGTTCAATAGTGTCTTTATAAACATTGTCTTTGATTAAAGGAAATACAGGTTTTTGCCATTCAATGATTCCCCACTTGTTTCTAGTTTTTCTTTTACCTACTATAGCTTTCATTTCTAAGCATCCATTTTCATTTGTTTTAGATAATGTTCTTTTAGCTCTACCCTGTTCATTTGCTCTAAAACCTAATCTAAACTCTGCAGGTTCTTTAATCTCTTTTCTCCACCATTCAAATATAGGTTCAAGTTTCATTTGTGTTGTGCAGTATCTTCTTAATGGGTCTGGTAATGTTCCTGCAGTATCTAATACTTTATCAAATGTTTTGCCTGTCACCCAACTTATTTTTTTACCTATGTATTGTTCTAAGTCTAACATAGTATATATTATCATATCATCTTCTGCAGTTGCAATAAATGGAGCTTGTATTCTATCCTCTACTTCTTTTCTTATTTTCTCATCTTTGAATTTAGATTCATTATGTTCTATTCTAACTAAAGAAAATACATTATAATTAGACTTATAATTAGCTGCAATATAAGCTGAGGTTTTACCACCAGATATTAAATTAATCTTTTTCATTGAATAGTATATCTACCTCTGTTAGGATTTTCAAGTTGCATCATAAGTGCATACCTACAAGCATCAATACAGTCAGGATGGACTCCTGATGGTTTCTGTATGTTATTACCTTCTTTATCTTTAGCCCATACATATCCTTGTAGTTCTTTGATTAGATTCTTAGACCTGGAGGTTACATAGATTTCATTTTGGTTTATTAGATTGATTCCATAGACTACTGAATCTCTCCCTTTTGTAACTCCTGAAATTTTATGTCCATAAGCTCTGATTTCATTTATGCTCTTTGGTTCTGCACTATCAGCCCAAATGTGAGTAGTGATGTTATTGTCTTTTAAGAATCTACTTATGTCTCTATTGAGCATTCCTTTTTGATATAGTATCTCATCATATATGTAAGCATTGTTCCATTTGTATAGTAAGATAATCGTACTTGGGTCTATGCTATAGCCAAAGTCTAATCCTGCACAAAGTAACCTTGCTTCATAAGGAATATTATCAATGTACTTCCAATCAGGAATACACACTCCCTCTAAACTACCTATCTCACCAAGTCCATATACCTTCCACCAATTAGCCCAATAAGTAGATGTCTTAGCTTTATCTTTTGCTTTCTCTATTTCTTTTACTATTGAATTAGGTAAGCTGTCATTGTCTTTATAGGTTAATGTGAGGAAGTCAGTATCTTCTTGTCCTATTAGTTCTTTGTCTACCCAGAATATATTACTTGGGTTGTAATCTAACCACACCGTTCCTGATGTTCTTACTGCAAGTTGTTGATACACCTCAAAAGAAGGAATGTTATTACACTCATTAATAAACAAGTCAGTTCTTCTTGCTCCTCTTAATTTATCAGGTTGGTCTGTGGAGAAGAACTCTATATAAGAACCTGTACTGAATTGGTACTTTAGAGTTGATTTGTTGAACTTTCTCTCATCGTACCTATTGGTTGCCTTAAGTATATTAAGAAAGTCCTTTAAAGCTCCTCTACGCAAGTGTGGGACTGATTCAGCTACTACACTAATTTCTTTGTTCTTGTTTTTAATAGCATAGTCTATAAGTATCATTAGAATAGCTATTGTCTTACCTGCAGAAGAACCTCCTCTTACTATTCTTATTCTTTTACCTAATAGTCTTAGTTTTTTTACTGCTTCTGTTTTTGTAAACATCAATCAATGAATAAAGGTACATCTTCGTTTATAGTTATATCCTTTGTTTCTTTTGGTTTACCTGCAAAGTAATTATAGTAGAGCTGAACAAACTTAAAGTCTTTTTTCTCTAATCCATCTTTAAGAGCTTCAAATGCTAAAGGTTCTAAAGGAGTAAGTTTCTCTATTAATTGTACTTCTTCTTGTTTAGGTTTCCTACCTGCTTTACCTTTTGTTGAATGTCCACCATTGTTTTTTCTACCATCCATAGAATTAATATAAATTAATTAATTAATCTTTTGTATATCTATATATCGAAAAATAAATTAAATTTTTAAAATAATTCTGTTTGATTTATATTTTGTTTAGTTCTTATGCCCATCACAGTATCTAATATTGTTTTACCAGCTTCATAGTCTACAAGGTTTCTTGCTACCTTTTGAATACTTTGTTTTCCTTTATATTTTCTAAAATCGTAATCGTGAAACTTTGACAAAGCGTCTACTACATTTTTAGTTCTGCCTAAATCAGGATTTTTTCTTTCACTTAATATATTTGGTAAATTAAAATTAGTCCAGTATATATGTCTATTTCTTTTACTGCCTTCTATTAGTAAATCATAAAAAGGTATAACATTTTCTACTACATATTTGCCATCATAATAATATTGTAAAAATATAATTTCTTGATACAATGCCATATCAGGATATTTCATTTTTCTTTTTGTTTTCATAGATATGTTAAATCTACTATGTGTAGGACAAGGAGGGCTTGACCATATGAAATCAAACTCTTTGTAATGGTCTAATAAGTATTGATGAGCGTCTCCCACAACTACTGTATCATTAGGAAACCTTTCTTGATAAAGCCTTGCAAGTTCTTCATCCCATTCTACAGCTGTAATATCGTGGTCATCTCCCCACTTATATCTATTACCTCCAAGACAAGCATATAGATTTAATATTTTCACACTTCCTCTTTTTGTAGAACTTTATTATACATATCTTCTGTATAGAGAGCTAATTCATCTATGTCTTTATTAGTAAGATATTTAATACGATGTCTTATAAGTGTTCTTTTGTTTTCATTTCCCACATCATCAATATCATTAACCACTATATCTAACCACTTGTCTAGGTTTTTATTGTAGAACTTGTAAGTATCAAAACTTCTAACCAAATGAAGAACTGTTGCGTGGTGCATATCCTTTCCATTCTCTTTGAAGAAGTTTGCTATTCTTGTTAATCCTATTCCAAGATATTTATTTAGTATTAAGCAGATTAAAGCTCTTGCTTCTACAAAATCTCTTTGTCTTGTATTGTTAAATGGATTTAACTCTGCAAGGTTACTAACCTGAGTTGCTACATCATAAGCTCTTTTTTTCATTGTCATCATAGTAATAATAATTTAATTTTTAATTCTCTTTGTATCTCCTGGAGCATATCTATTGCATCTTCTGTATCTCCTATATGTATAGCATCTATTATGATGTCTATGTCTTTTATTAGTTCTTTCATAGCGTACCTGTCAATATGTAATCATCTAATGCAGCTCCATTAACAAAGAAGGTTTCAAATATATCTACTGCCTTTTCTACTTTTCTTTTACCTTCTAAATAAAATTCTTCTGAACAGTCCCATATACCTAAGTCTAAACTTCCTTTGTCCATTACTAAAAATTTGAATTGTTCATATCCCACATTAAAGAGAGAACAGTACAAATAGCATTGAACATCATATCCATATTTCTTTGCAGCATAAGGAAAACCTTTTATGTCTGTTGTAGTTTTTAAATCTACTATTCTATCTTTTCCAAGAACATCTGCTTTACCTCTAAATGGAAAGCCACATACATTACCTATTGCAGGAACTTCAAACTCACAGTCTGTTATAAGTTTAAGTGCGTGGTGATTTCTAAAGAATGCGTCTGCAAGTTTCTCAGCTTTATTCTTTTCTGACATTGTGAATACTCTACCGTGTTCTTCTTTAGCTAACTTAAATGCTTTTGTATTCTTACTTGCTACATCTACAAATATCTGTGCATTAAAAACGTGAGGTTCTAATATAGCTGTATGAAATAACCATCCATCTCTTAATGGTTGTGTTTCAGGATTACCATACTGAGTGACGTGCTTATAAGTCTTAGGACTTGATAATAGTAATTTAAGTGAAGAACTGCTTAAAGCTAATTTGTTTAGTTCTCCATAATAAAAAGAATCATCATCCATCTTAGATAATAGTTCTTTATGATCATAGTTCTTACCGTCTAATAGTTGTATCATTTTCTAATAGTTTTTCTGATTTTCTTGCTCTTTCTATTGCTCTTAGTTTATCTCCTTCAGCTATCTTTAATTTAAAGTCTAATACTTGTACTTCGTTTCTAAGACCTACTGCAAACATATGCATCTCATTTACACATTTAATAAGATTAGATAATTCTTTAGTAGATTCATTATTTTTCTTTTTAGTATCATATGCCTTAACAAGAGCTTGACCTATATAATTAAAGTTAGCTTCATAAACTTGATTTTGGAATAATGTCATTAGTTAAGTATTATGCAACTAATAGTAGCTACGATTAATGCTATGAATCCTACTTTTAGAACATTAAATATCTGTTCTTCTTTTTCAGGACTTCTACCTTGATTACTCCTGTATTGTCTTTGTTTTTTCATAAGTTGTTTTAGGTGTTCTTTTATAATCAAAACTAAATCTCTTTTCTATATTCTGTATATTATCTTTATCTATAATTTGATTTTCTAAATCGATAATTTTATAATTATGCTCAATTAATAATTCTATTGCAGCATTTATTTCTTTTACTTTTTCTCTAAAATGATTGAATATTTGATTTTCAAATGCATTATGGTTATGTTTCATAATTTTGTTTTTAAGTTATACAAGCTAATATAACTCTTTCTAAGTTATTAACAAAATTTAATTATATGAGTCTCTGTTTATAATACTTGCTTGTTCTTCTTTTAGAAGATATACAGGTTTTAGTAATCGTTTCTTAGTCCACATAGTAGTGTCAGGACAATACATTTTTACAGGTTCAGGCATCTCTAAGTAGTTTAGCCAATACAAATAGTTTCCTTTTGGGTCAGATACAAAGTAGAGCTTTACTATTTCGGAATCCATACTTATTAGCTGTTCATACTTATAAACCTCTAACATCTTTTCTTTATAGTATTTATTCCTGAATTTCATTTCTATAACACAATCGTGACCCTTAGGAGTCTTACCTATGGCATCATAATGCTCAAAGCCATTACCTGCCCATTTCAAATCCCAAGTGTCCATATTAAGTATATG